CAACGCCATCACCGCGGCGATGATCGCTGATTGCGGTGTCGACGACTTCCCTTGATCGGGCCACGAGTTCCCTTCCGAGTCCGTCTTCACGGCCAGACCGTCGACCATCCACCGGACCACCGGATTCCCGCCATGCACATAGGCGCGGTTCAGGACAAGCCGCTCAAGCTCCTGCGTCGCCGCGGCGAGCGTCACACCCGGAGTCATCTCGACCAAGCCCAAGTCAGACCCTTCGAGATCCTGCGCGAGCTGGACGGCGCCCCGCCGGTTGAACACCAGCGACTCGACGTCGAACCGCTTCTCGTCGGCGAGCACCTGGGAGCGGATCGCCTCGTAGTCGACGACGTCACCCGGAGTCGCGCGCAAGAACCCTTGCTTCACCCAGACCGACGCCTCACCAGCCGTCTCCGCGTCGAGCTCAGCGACCATGTCAGCCGGGACGAACAGACGCCAGAGAATCTCGTGGCGGTCCTCACGCTGGAAGTCCCAGACGAGAGCCGCCACCCCCGACGTCCTCGCCAGCGACAGGCCACCGATGCACTTCGCGCCGGCGAGGTTCTCCTCGACGACCATCCCCGCCGACCCGTCCCAACGCGCCAGATCGATGAACCGGGTCACCTGCTGCGTCCACTCGTTGCAGTACAAGCGCCGGAACGTGTTCTGCCGGGCCGGCTGATGCTCAGCCTGCCGCGCCTCCGCACGCAGAAAGTCCCGCGAGATCGACACTCCCAAGTTCGGGTTCGCCCGCTCCCACGTCGCCTCGTCCCGCCAGTCGTCGCCGTCAAGCGCGCCCCACCAGCGGAAGAAGAACGTCGGATCCTCGATCAACCCAGCCCGCAACTTGCGGCCGTACTCGAACAGCTCCCAGCAGACCGACGTCCGGTCCGCGCCCGCCGTCGTGATCGCAACCGTCAACGGCTGCCGACGCGCACCCTGCCCCGTCGTCAACACATCCCACAGTTCACGGTTCGGCTGCGCGTGCAACTCGTCGAAGATCACACCGTGCGGCGACAAGCCATGCTTCGTGTACGCGTCCGCCGACAGCACCTTGTAGACCGAACCGGTCCGCGGCACCGCGATCGAACGCCGGTACACCTTCGCGATCCCCGACATCTTCGGGTTCGCCTCGACCATGCCGCGCGCCATCTCGAACACGATCCCCGCCTGGTCCCGGTCCGCCGCCGCCGAGTACACCTCAGCACCCGGCTCGCCGTCGCGGAACAGGAGCCGGAGCGCGATCGCAGCACCCCAGAACGACTTGCCGTTCTTCCGCGGGACCCCGATCAGCGCCGTCCGATACTGGCGGCGCCCATCCCGCTGGAGCGTCCCGAACAGGTCACGCCCCAAGTCCGCCTGCCAGTCCGCGAGCTTGAACGCCTGCCCCTGCCACTCACCCTTGACGTGCGCGCAGTTCCGCTCGACCCACGCGTTGACCTCGTCCCCCGCACTAGTCGAAGTCCTCCGCGCCACCTCCAGCCTCCGGGATCTTCACGCGCGACTCCGAGGACGGCGTGAGACCGAACTCGGCGCACCACGACCGCAACTCACGCGTCGACGCGTGCTGGAGAGGAATCGCTGGGTTCGCGACCCGCTCCTTGACGACCGAACCGTCCTTACGTGTCGTCGTCCGCTCGACCGTCGCCCCGAAGCGCGTCACATCACGGGACGCGAGAACGAACGTCGCCCACGACTCGCAGTAGGACGCGAGCGACGAGCGGGACGGCTGCTTCAACAACTTCAGCCGCTCGAGCTCAGGGACAACCCGCCTCCACTCGGCGCGCGCCTCACGCGACAACCAGGACGGCGGCGTAGGCGCCGAGCGCACGAAAGCCGGGCCCGGCTTGACCTTCCGCCCACCCGAATCCACACCCGGGCCCCGGCCGTTGAGCAGCTTCAACGCTGGCGGTCGAGGCTTCCTCCCAGCGGTCGCCATCCTCAAATCCCTCGATTCTGAGACCGCGTCCGCGAGCGATGAGCGTGCTCCCTGAGCAGGTCGGCACTACGCCGTACCCCCTGCCCCCTACCGGGTTGCTCTGCGCTTGGCCTGTTCGCGTCGGGTTTCCGCCGAGTGACATGAGTGGCAGAGCGCCTGCATTGGGACGTCGTGGCTTCGTGCGTCCCGAAGCGGGATGACGTGGTGCACGTCGGTCGTGGGTGCTCCGCAGATGTGTCCGCGGTGTCGCCGGCAGTCTTTGTCGCAGAGGCAGGTCGGGTTGGCGTCGAGTACGGGTTGGCGTCGTCGTTGCCAGTCGGCGCCGTATTCGGCCCATTGGTTGCTGGTGGCGCGAGTGGCGCGGTCGTAGAGGGTGGCGTGGGTGTCGCAGTGGCGGCCTCGGGTGCGGGGGTTGGGGCAGAGGGGCGTTACGCAGGGACGTGCGGGTCGTGTCGGAATGGCTGGCCCACTTGGAGAGATACGGGGACACCGTGAAGACTACACCGTGGGGGATTCGGGTGTCACCGCAGGTCAGACCTTGCGTGGTTCCGTAGTTCAAGCCTTGAGCATCTTCAACCTCTGGCCGAAGTCTGCTGGCGATACCAGCGCGTACCGTCCGTCGCCGCGATCGACTCGAAGGTTGAAGCCCTTCTTGCTGTTGCAACTGCGGCAGAGCGCCTGGAGGTTGTCTAGGTCGTTGCTGCCGCCGTAGATCCGGGGCCAGATGTGGTCGACGCTCAGTTTCTCGGTGGTCCCGCACATCTGGCACTTCTCGTCCCGGAACAGGACCTTGCGTACGAGGAGCTTTGGGAGTGGTCCGCGGCCATGCCAGGTGAAGGACTTGCTTGGGGCCATGCGCAGGCGCCCTCGGTCTTGGATGACCCACTGCTTGACCTTGAGTTCACGCAGCCAGCGTTCGACTTGGGCTGGTCGGATCGTGTACCCGTCGGTGTGCCGATAGAGCCTGCCGACGATCTCGGCAGGCTCACAGAACGGCACCCAGCGGTCGCTGTTGGCGAATCCCATGAGGCCGATGAGCAGGTAGCGGGCTTCGATGCTGAGAGCTGCGACGTGGTGGTCGTCGAAGAACTCGGGGCTGATGTGAACGGTGCGATCGGTCACACGTGCTGCCTTGCTCGCGCTGTGCCGCAGGTGTCGCAGTAGTTGGCGACAGCCCTCTGATACTTGCCGCAGGTGCATCGCCACCGTTCGGCGTGTTCTAGGTCGAGGCCGGTGATGTCGGCTTCGATGCGGGCGGCGAGCTGGTCGACGTCTCGGAGCCGGCGTCCGAGAGCCTGTTGCCATCGGTTGCTGGTGACGTGATTCCCGGTCGGGTCGCTCGCATTGTGGCGTGGATTGTTGCCGAGGTGGTCGCCGCGTCCGAAGGTGGGTTGGGCGAGGGTGGCGAGTCGGCTGAGCGCTTGCTCGAGGCGGGTGAGGGCGCGAGGTCGGGTCACGGTTGGCTTCCGCCGACACCGACGGGCAGGTGCAGCGTTAGATGCGCATGTTTCAGCGGCCACAGGTGTGCGGAGATTCCGAGGCTGATGTGTGGCCAGGTGGACATCCAGCGGATCCCGTAGCGGTTCGGATGCGTGGTCATCGTGGCTCCCAGATGGTGGCGTGCCATGCGTCGGCGAGGCGTTGCGCGGCGGCGTAGAGCTGAGCCCCGGTGAGGGGACGCCGGCTGGCGGTGTCGAGCCAGGAGCGTCCGTGGAGGGTGGGTGCAGCGTCGGCGTGTCGTGGTCGGCGGCGTGCCGGCGTCGGGGTGTGTGCGGTGTCGGTCATGGCGTCTCCGGAGTGACTGACTCGACTTCGGGTTCGGCTTCCGCTCTGCGCGGGGCGAGCGTCTGGCGGATCTGCTTGGCGCGGCGCTGTTGCTCGGCAGGGTCGAGGATTGGGCCGGTGTCGCTGCGGGCGAGGACCTGGTCGACGTTGGGTAGTTGCCGCGGGGCACCGGTGTCGTCGGGCTCTTCCCAGTCGCCTCGAATCGCTGCGATTACGGACGCTTTCCGGTCGCGAATCCCGACGCGTTTCGGGAGCCATTCGCACTGCGAAATGACAGCGTCTGCGCCGTGTTCGGTGACGAGTTGCCGGGCTGTGTCGAGGCCGACGCCGAGGGTGCGGAGCGCGAGGATCGCTTCGCGTTCTGGCGTCTGACCTGCGGATTCAGCGATTTCATCAGCAGCAGCCACGGGTTCCTCGCGCGCGCGGAGGCTCTGTAGCTCTAGAGCGTGTTGTTGCTTTAGATCTTCTGCACTTCCACTTCCACTTCCACTTCCAGGCGCGAAAGTTTCGCGAGGCGGTCGCGAGGATTTCGGGAGTCCCTCGCGAACTTTTCGCGAATCCGGTGGCCCCGAACCATTGGGCGAGGGAGGCTCGGGAGGGGCTGAGGACGGCGGCGCCGGGAGCTTGGATGGCGTCGGGTGGTCGATGCGCTGATGCTTCCGGAAGTTCGGGATCCACAGGTACGTGACGCCCTCGACGTCGTAGCGAAGGACGCGGCCCTCGCGCTCGAGCTCATCCAGCCAGCGGGCGACGCGCTTCGGCGTGACGTCGTCGTCGTTGGGGAAGACGGCGCCGGAGACGCGCTTCGGCGAAGCGAGCATCCGGCCGTCGTCGTCGGCTTCGACGAGGAGCCCAATGAACAGGAAGCGTGCCGGGATCGTGCAGCGGAGCAGCTTCTCGTCCTCGAAGAGGGACGGCTTGACGGTCCGGATGCGCGCCACCTAGATCCGCTCCATCCCCGCTTCACCGGGTGTCCTGGCGTGCTTCCGCGAGTTGCAGGAGCGGCACGCGGTGACGAGATTCTCAGGGGCGTGTGAGCCGCCTCGGGACCGCGGAATGACGTGGTCTAGGGTGAGGTCCTCGGTGGCGCCGCAGTAGACGCACGCGTAGTCGTCGCGGGCGAGCACGTGAGGTGTGTGTCGCCGCCAGGGCCGGCTCCTGTCGTGGTCGCGGCGGACCGGTCCGTGCTTCCACCAGGTGCCTTTCCCGAGGAGCGCCCAGCCTTCCCCGGTGGCCGCGATGAGGCCGTGGCGTTCGAGGGTCCGGATCGCGCCGAGGCCGAGCCCGATGGTGCTCGCGACGTTGCGCGCGCGCCAGCGTGGCAACTCGTCGACGTTGCCGAGCCGGGACGACTCGCAGACGAGCGCGACGAAGCATGCCATCGCTGCCGGTCCGGCCTGCGCTGCGGCGACTGTCCGAGGGAAGTCCGGCGAGAAGAAGACGTGACCCATCGCTCAGCCCGTCTCCCCGCGCAGGACGCGCGCGACGTCGATGGCGGTCGTGATCTCGTCGTAGCCGCTGATGAGTCCGACGGCTGTCCGGCGTGCGGGTGTCTGTCCGACGCCGAGCCAGGCGAGCTCGCCCAGGATCTTCTGCTGCGGACCTGTTACTGCGCGGTGGCCTCTGGCTTCGTCGGATGGGCTTCGAGGTGCCTGCGCGCGTTCTCGCGCCTGTCGCTCGTCACGCTGACCCCGTGGTCCTGTGCGAGGTGATCTGCGGTCTTGCCCATGAGTGCTGTCGTGAGGAGGTGAGGTCCGTGCCGGCGTTGTATGAGGCGCTGTAGGTCGTTCATGATCCTCCGATCCTAGGGGTTCGAGGGCGATCGTGACCCCTTCGAAGTCGCGGGCGCGCAACGCAGCGCGGACGAGCTCTTCGAGCTGGTCGGCGGTGTACGTCGCAGGCATCGTTCAGCTGGCTTCGACAGGCTGCCCGTAGTCGGGATGCTTGGAGCGCATGTGCCGTTGCACGTCCGTGAAGGTCCGTTGGCAGCAGGGACAGACCCCGTTGGCGATCCGCCTCTTCGTCTTGACGAGGGCGCCTTTGTAGCCGTTGGCCTGGGCGCGTGCATGGTCACGCTGCTCGAGCGCTTCGGCTTTCGCCTCTTCCGTGTAGTGGAGGCGTTGCCGTTGGGTGACGAGCTGCTGTTCGAGCTCTTGGACGCGCGTCCTCTTGTAGACGGCAGCGGAGCCGCATCCGGGGCACCACCAGCTGCGGCCTTCGTTCTTGTTGCGCCGGTCGAAGTCTTCGGGGACGGCGAAGTGGAGTCCGCACTTCCAGCACGGTCCCACTTCGACGAGCTGGCCGGTGTAGGTGAGAGTGCTCACCGACGGGCTCCGGGTGCGGCCCCTTCGATGTACGGCAGTTCGAGGGCGCCGGCGACGACGGTGACGAGCGTCTCAACCGCTGCCCGGCTGATGTCGTCGAGGTTGAGGAGCCGGAAGCCGAGGATGAGCGTCCCGTCCTTGATCCGGTAGCTGAAGCGGCCGCGGATGAGGACCCGGTCGTGGCCGAGGTAGGGGCGGAGCGCGACGGTGAACTCGCGCGGGACGGTCGACGTCTTCGAGGTGCCGGCGGTCGCTTCCGTCGTCTGCTCGTAGACGAGTTCGACGTCACCGGAGTGGAGGTTCTCAGCCCGCTTGAACCGTCCGCTCGAACTCGCATGGAAGGTGCGGGTGACTTCGAGGAGGGTCGCGCCGTCCGGCGCGGCGACGTCCTGGACGTGCTCCTCGAGGAACTCGGCGAGCGCCGTCTGGGAGAGGCCTTTCCCGTCGAGGGCGGTCCAGGCATCCCATTCGGGTGAGCGGCGGAGCGCGAGGCTGGCGCGATGATCGGCCCACCCGGGGTCATCGCTCCCGTCGGCGAGGGCGACGCCGTGGTCGTTGAGGACGACGGTGATGAGCGCGCCGTCGACGTCGGCCCAGATGGTGGTCGTGTCCTTGTCGATGTGGCGGCGCGCGTAGGTGATGAGCGCGTCGGGTGTGTGGACCTGGACGGTGCCGCGCTTGTCGCGTGGTGCGAAGCGGCGCTGCTCGAGGTCGACGGATTCGACTCGTTGGCCGGTGCCGAGGACGAGCGTGTAGAGGCTGTCGGCGTCTTGGTCGTGCGGGTCGAACGGGTAGTGGGCGACGACCGCCCCTTCACGGGCGAGCGCAGCGATCGCGGCGGCTTCTGTGATGGCCTTGTCGACGTCGCTCATGCGCCTGCTCCTGTCTCGGCGATCTCACCGGTTGTCGGGTCGGCGGGTGTCCCGTCGCGGGTCTGGACGGCTTTCGGCCCTTCCCACAGTTCGGGCTGATCCGGATCCCGGCGGCTCAGCCGGCCGCCGCGTGCGAAGAAGATCGACGCTTCCACGTCGCGTGGGATCGTCGTCTTCTCGTCATCGATGAGCAGGACGGTGCCGCGCGCAGGTCCGGGCTTGACGGTGATTGTGACGACGAGCTTCCCGGCCTTCCCGGTAGCGACGACCGCGTCGACAATGTCGGCGAGCTGCTCCCCGAGCTCGTCGTGGAGTGTCCCGTAGCGCATTTCTCGCAGGATGTCTGCGAAGGGTCGGACGACTGGCGGTTCGGTGCGTGGCTCGCTCATATGCCTCCTTCAGGCGGCGGGGATTCGGCGGAGCTTTGTGCAGCAGGGTTCGCAGAGTCCGGCTTTGCAGCCGTCGTGGATGGCGCGCGCATCACACAGGAAGCACCGTTGGTCGGCGGGGATGACGTCGTCGAGGTCGGGTTGGCCCCACCAGGACTGGTAGAGCTCGGAGAGCGTCGGGTCAATCACGACGCGCCTCCGAGGGCGAGGCCGCGTTGCACGGTCGCCGCGGGCCGGTGCAACTCTTCGGCGAGGCGGATGAGGACGTGCGCGACGAACGGAGTCGAGCGGGCGCACGGCCGGCAATACCACGTGTTCACCGGCGTCAAATGCTCGACGCCACCGAGCGAGCCTCCGCGCCGAGCAGTGAGGAGAACGACGACCTCAAGCGCTCTCGCGCTAGGGACGGTTTCTCGACAGCGGGCGCAGGACACGTGGCTCATGTCTTCTGCTTCGCCCGATAGCGCCGCGTAGACTCCCGGCCGCAGGCCTTGCAGGTCCGCTGTCCGGAGCGCGCGATGCTGGTGTTCTCGGATGTGAATGCGTGGCCCTGCGCACATGTAGTGCGGGCGTCACGTGCGGCCTTCGAGTTCTGTCCACCGTGCGCGCCCTTGCACTCGGGCTTGTCGCACAAGGCGTGAGGTCCGCGGAATTGCTTCGCGCGCCGCGTGACAGGTGTCCCGCAGATGAGGCAAGGGCGCGTCTCGTAGCGCCGATAGCCCTTGTGGTGGTGCCCGTGCTCACTCGCTCCCAGGATCTCGAGGTTTTCGGGACGGTTGTCGTCTCGGATGTGGTTGATGTGGTGTACGTGCTCGTCGGTGCGGAGACGACGACCGAGCTTGTCTTCCATGACGAATCGGTGCTCGAAGTCGCGGCGGCCGTTCTTCCAGATGACGACGTAGCCTGTTTCCTTGAGGCTTCGTCCGCCCGTCCACATAGGATTGCCGGACCCACGTCGAGCGATGGCTGCACACGCCTGCGAACAGAAGCGAGGACTGCCCTTCGCGATCTGTTTCACGTCACGTTTGCGTATGACCGTGCGGCCACAGGTTTCGCAGGTGATGGTGACTCGTGGCATCAGCGCTCGCCGCCTGCATGTCGGGTGAGCAGGATCGCGACCTCGTACGCCAGCGACGCGGAGAGGGTGTCTCGGCAGGCGGCGCATTGAATCCGGCTCGGACGGCTCACGGTCGCAACCCCTTCCACACATTGAGCTGGTCGTCGGCCGCACGACCGATCCACGTCTCGAAGTCCGCGGTGCACGTTGGATCTGTGCAGTGCCGCTCGTGCTCAGCTGTCAGGTAGCAGAGCGGACACCGGTCAGACCCGTCTTCGTTCGGGTGCATGACGGAGATGCCGGTGACGCCGAGCGTGTTCCTGACGATCGCGTTGTGGGCGCCCATCAACGGTTCGAACGTGTCGATCGTCATGCCTTCTTCGGCTTCCCGGCGCAATTTCGTCGCGACGTCCTGGCCGCTGTCGGCGATGAGCGAGCTGAGGCCGCGTTCGGCGATGGCGTCGCGGAGCTTGGCCCAGTGCGTCGAGCAGAACCTCATCCGGACACCACCCCGTGCTCGAGCGGGACGACCTCAATTTCGGTGCGTGGCCGCTCGTCTTTCCGCGTCAGGTAGATGTGGAGCTCTTCGACCTGGGCGTCGTCGTTGAACCCGTAGCCGTTCAGCGCGTCAAGGCACGCCTTTCCGCAGTTGTCGAGGTCTCCGCGGTTCGCCCCGTAGAAGCGGACGGTGACGCACACCGGACCGTCGATCGGCCGGACGTGTGCGAGGCGCGCTGCCCACCGGATCGTCTCTTCGTAGTCGCGTGTCCGTTGCGGCGTGTAGGTGACGGCGGTCCCGTTCTTGAACGTGGTCCGCGGCCGGCCTTTCGGGACGGGCGTGCCGGCGACGACGAGACGCGTCACGCGGGCGCCTCGTCGTCAACCAGGTCGAAGAGGGTCGGCATCGACGCTTGACGCGCGGCGGCCTCGCAGTAGACCGCGGCGTCCGCCAGGTAGCCGGCGTTCAAGTCGACACCGACACCCCGACGGCCGGTCTGGAGCGCGACCATCGGGACCGTCCCGATCCCAACGAACGGGTCGAGGACCGTCTCGCCAGGCATCGAGTACTGCTCGATCGCCCGCTTCGCCAAATCTAGCTGCATTGGACACAAATGGAGCTGCTTGCCCTTGCGTTCCTGCTGCATGTTCAACGTCCGCATCCGTGTGATATCGGACCAGACGTCCGGATGCCACGACTGCGGCTGCAGGAGCATGAACGTGACGGGCAGGCGACCTCGCGCCTTCAGGTTGTCGCCGAGGCGGACGTGCTCCTCGAAGTCGTAGACGGTCGTCAGGTTGTGCGCGCGGAACAGCTTGAAGATCTCCTCGTGCGGCAGGTCCGCGAAGTCTTCGCGGTGGAGGGGCCGGTCCCCGTTGCTGCGAGTGAACCCGTGCGCGTCGACTTGCCAACGCCCCAGGGAGTACTCGTCCTTGTCCTTCACTACCGGACGGTCCGCGTAGCCGTCGCTCCGGTCGCTTGGGGGCTTCCGGAACAGGAGCAGATATTCGGGCATCCCGACACCCATCCGGGACCCGTCCTTGCACTGCTCAGTCCAGCCGAGCCGGTACGTTTGGTTGTTCTCCCGGACGACGTCGGTCACGACCGTCTTCATGCCCAAGTAGGCGAAACCATGACGCATGTAGTGCTGGATCGCTTCCGCGTGGAACGGTTGCACCGTCTGGAAGCCGAGCCCGGTGAGCCCTGAGGGCGCGATCCGGTCCTTCACATGGATCGCCGCGACACGTCCCGGCTGCAGGACCCGGAGCAGCTCGGGCGTCAGGTAGTCCATCTGCGCCCAGAAGTGCGCGTTGTCTTCGGTATGACCGAAGTCGTTGTAGCTGGGCGTGTACTCGTACTGGGTGGAGAACGGGATGCTCGTCAGGATCAGGCCGACGCTGTCCGGGCCCATCGACTGCGCCTCAAGCACCGCGTCGTTGTTGACGAGTCGGTAGCCGTCGCCGGCGACCTCGTGCCGGTCGACACCGATCGAGCGTGTGAGCGCCTGGTGCAACGCCTCAGTCGAGAGCCCGTATTCGCGGATGATCCCGCCCATCTGCGTGACGAGCTCGTTGTGCTGCTCCCACTTGCGCTCGAGCGTCTTGCGGACGGCCCGCTCAGCGGTCGTGTAGACGAGGTCGATGCGGACCGGCCGCGTCTGCAAGAACCTGTAGATGCGGTGGACTGCCTGAATGAAGCTGGCGAACTTGAAGCCGATCCCGAGGAAGATCGCCCGGTGACACTGCTGCAGATTGACGCCACTCCCGAGCATCACGGGTTTGCTGAGGAGGACGTCCGTCTCCCGGTTCTTCCAGGCGAGGACTCGCCGTTCCGCTTCCTCGAGGCTGAGCGAACCGTGGACCGATGACACTGTCAGGCCGAGTCCTTCGAGGGCCCGTGCGGCCGCTGACTGCTCGTCGTTGAGGTCACACCACACCACCCATTGCCGGCGTTCCGGGAACATCTCAGGGTCGCCCTCGGTGATGATCTCGACCATCCGCGCGACCCTGGCGTCGAGGCTCTCCCGCTTCTCACGCGCGGCCTGCGTGACGCCGAGGGACGCGTCGCGGAAAAGGTGGCCGCGGCCGTGACGGTCGAAGTCTGGCGCCGCGGCGGTCGCGTCGATCTCATGCCAGCGGACGTCGAGCGGCGGCAGGTCATATCCCGTGTCGTCGTAGCCGAGATCGGAAGGGTGTTGGAGGAACATCGACCAGGAGGCAAGCCACAGCCACCAGTCCGCCTCCGTGTGTGGATGGAGAGTGAGCTTGTCCGCCTTCGTCGAATCACGCTTGAAGAAGCGTGTCTTCCCCGCAGAGACGTCCATCACGTCGAGGAATGCCGCGTAGCTCAGCAGCTCGACGAACTCGTTCGGTGACGGGGTCGCAGTCGCGACGAACCGGAAGTTCGCCGTCCCCTCGTACAGGCGCATCAGCTCGCGGAACGTCTTCGTCCCGCCGAAACCGCGCAGAATCGCCGCCTCATCGAGGGAGACGACGTCGAAGCAGCGCGGATCGAGGAGCCCATTGCGGACGGACTCGTAGTTCGTCAGGTAGATGCCAGGCGCCGAGGCCTCTTCGGTGCGCCGGACGAACGTGGTCTCGATCCCGAGCATCCCCGCGTCGTGCCGGAACTCTTGACGGACGCCGAGCGGGCAGACGATCAGGCCTCGGCTCAGCCCGGATTTGGCGAGGGTGAGGCGGACCGTCTCCAACTGGATGACGGACTTCCCGGTGCCGAACGCGGTGAAGATGGCGGCGCGGCCGCGAGCGACAGCCCAGCAGACAATGTCGCGCTGATGCGGTTTCAGGAGCGGGTGCACGTCACCCGGGTCGACGTCGAAGCCTGTGCTCGTCGCGAGCCGTGCCTTCGCTTCGAGGAACGATGTGTAGTTGAGCGCGGCCGCGGTCACGAGACCACCTCGCAGCGGGCGTCAATGACGCCGACGCTCAACGGTGCGAGCCGTTGGAACGCAGCTTTCGACAGATCCAAGGTCCGACCGGTCCTCGCTTGTGGTCCGCGGTCGTCGATGACGACGACGACGGACCGGCCCGCATAGGAGACGAGCACGCGTGTCCCGAACGGCAAGGTCCGGTGCGCCGCATGCAACGTTGTCGGATCGTTCCGGGCACCGGATGCGGTGACCGTCTGCCCGTTCTCGGCGCCGTACCACGATGAGCGGCAGACGCTCGCGGACGAGGCGGTGGTCCCGGTCCTCGCCGGTGACGCTCCTTTGGCGTGAGCCGCCGCTGGAGACGCGGTCGGTAGCGTCACCGACGGGACCGGGAGCGCCGTGACAGCCGTAGGTGTGGCTGTCGACGGCACTACAGCAGCAGAGACGATCCTGGTCGTGACCGGGTCAGGCCGTGCCGCCGCGACGACCACATGCCCCGAGAAGTAGGCGAAGGCGAATCCGACGATGAGCCACGCGACCCGGTCCGTCCTCACGCGGTCGCCTCAAGAGCGGTGAGGGCCTGGTCGAGGACGCACCAGTCGCACAATCCGTCCACGTCATCATCGCGTCCGCGGCCGCAACCTACGGTTGGGCCGCACGGACCCGCGTCAAGGCGTAGAGCTTCCGCGGCCCGCGCTACCGCGATCAGCGCGAGGACGACGTCCGGTGAGGCGGCGGCAATGTACGTCGTGTCCGGGACAAGGTCGTCGCCGACGCATTGCCCCAGAGCCTGGACGAGCCCGAACGAGCCACCGTGTCGACACGGATTCTTCCCGCAGCGCCGACACGCTCCGATCACGAGTGTCCCAGCTGCGCGCCACGGTCCGGGAGTAGCAGCTCGCCCGATCCGCCCGAGGTCGTCGAGGTTCATCAGATCTTCGGCCGTTCGGGCCACAGGAGGTCGACGCCGGAGGCGCGCGTGGGGCGCCCAGCGATGATCCAACGCATTGTCTCGACAGTCCGTTCACGCGCAGACGCGGCGGCCTGCACCGATCGCGCGAGGACGGCGAGACGATGCTCCCGGTACGTCACCCCGGTCGGCATCCGGAGCTCGAAACGGTCCCCTGTGACCGAGTGGAGCCGGTCGCGGCGCGTCGCCAGGTCACGCAGGTGCGCCTCGATCGAGACGACCTCGTCATGGCAGGCGCGCAACGCCGCCAGGTCCGCCTCGGAGAGCCCGGACTCGAAGCCGTCGAAGTCGAGATCGGAGCAGAGCGGACACGTGTGGTCGACGCCGAGCTCGTCGGCGAGCTCGAGGACCGGGAGACCATCGATCGCCGTCATGCGGGCTGGGGCGCCTCGAACCGGACGGGCGGGAACGTCGTCCCGATAGCGCAGAACCAGAAGTGCCCACCGGCTGCCGCGATCAGCTCCAGTTCCGCCGCGGACACGAAGACGAGCGCTGACACCTCCGAGTACTCCTCGCCCGACGGAAGCGTCACGCGGCGGACGAGGACCTCGATCGTGTCGCAGTCCTGCCCGGACATGCCTCGTGGCGGACCGAGCGTGCGGCGCTCGCCCTCGACTTCCTTCGGGATCGGAACGATGCGCATCAGCGCGTCAGGCGTCCCTGGGCGGGAGCCGGTGTGAGCGCGGCGATCAGTTCGCGCAGCTGCGCCGCGTCGAGGAAGTCGAGGGTCCCGTCACCGAACAAGAGCCGGGCCTGCTCTACGACACGTGCCCGGTCGACCCCGCAGGCGATCAGCGCGTCGAGGTCGGCGCGCGACTGCTCGAGCGTGTCGGCGACGACGGGCGGGGCAGGAGGCTGATGCAAACCGCTCTGCTGCTCCTGCCCCGTCTCG